CAACCGGGGGTGCCGGGCCGGTGCGGGCCGCGCAGCGGTTTCACGCCGGGCCGCGCGCAGCAGCGTTCAAGGGCCTGTAAAGACGGGATTTATGAGCCGTTCAAAGGCCCTGAAAGCAGAAATGCCGGAAGCGGAAGGCGTTCCCAACATGCAACTTTCGGCGCAAGTTAGGAAAACCGGTTGCATGATGGCGTTTAATGCAAGCGGAGCAATGGCTTAGCGGTTCCGATCAGGTGCTGAACATGCGTCCTAACATGCAACTGATTTTCGCGGAATCAGGGTGCAGGGCGCACGTCGGAGAAGGCAAAAACAAACTCCGGCTCGGACATTGCCCCCACGATGGTGAGGCTCTTTTCGCGGAAGCAGTCGGTGGACAGGGTATCCTCAAAGAAGTTGCCGGAGAAGATCACCGTCTGGCCGATGGACAGGCCAGACAGGGCCGTGAACAGGGCGCTGTCGGGATCGATCAGGGTTCTGTAACCCTTGTCCGACATGCTGTTGTTCCAGGTCGAAATCCAGATGTCACCCTCCATTTCGACACTGAACACGCCCCAGCCATCGCCGTTCGTGGTGAGGTCGTAGATCGTGCCGACCCAATCCCTGGCCACCCGTTCGGGAAGCAGATCGCAGAGGGATTTTCCGCGCCTCGGGCGCATACCGCCCCTGACAAGATCGTTCTTTGCTTCGGTGAATTGCTGCCGTGCCGAGGTGATGGCATCGCGGACGGCCAGCTGATCAGCCGGAAGTTCCTGAGCCTGACAGGGCCGATGCCCAAAGTGTTACTGCGACAGCAACTGAAGCCTTCAACATGATCTTCCCGTTACCAAGGCCGGAACCTTACCAAACCTGCGTTTAGTGACGGACTAATCCCTGCTCGTGTGGCCCCACCAGACCACCTTTCCAATTATACTGAGGTTTTCAGCCCGCGCAAGGGCGGGGGCGTAGTCCGGGTTGTCTGACAGCACCTTCGTTCGAGACTGCGCCAAGCCGGTCACAGCGTGGCGATGACGCAGCGGACGCGCCCGACGATGCGGATGGAGTTCATTTCGGGACCTGACAGGCTTTCCGGCGGATAGGCGGGGTTGTCGGACAGAATCACAAGCGCGGACGGGCGGCCATCCTTGCCCCGCGCGACCGGCACCAGACGCTTGATGAAGGCGGAATCGCCGCGCGTGAAGGCATAGACGCCTTCCACGGCGAGAGACATTTCCGGCAGATGCACCAGGACAAGCGCGCCATCGGCAATGCCGGGGGCCATGCTGTCGCCCCGCACCCGGACCAGCACGGCAAGGTCGGAATTGATCCGGCTCTTCAAGAGCCAGCGGCGCGAGAAGGCAAGGCTTTCACCGGCGGCACCTTCGACCGGGACAAGGCCGGTTCCGGCGGACACGCTGAGGTCCATCCGGCTGACCATGGCAAAATCTTCGCCCTGCCAGGCGAAGTCGCCATGCGAAGGTTTGCCGGATTCGGGCGGTTCGATTCGTTTGCTTCCGCGCCCGGAAAAGTCGGGCTGCGGTGAATGCAGCATCTGTCCACGACCATTCAGAAGCCAGTCTGAGTTAAGATGATAACGCGCTGAAATGGCTTCCAAAAAGCGGCGGGATGGTGGAGACAGATTGGCTTCCAGTTGCCCGATCAGGCCACCACTAAACCCCAAGGATAGTCCGAGGTCACGCTGACTGACGTTGAGCGAAGCCCGAAACGCAGCCAACCGACTTCCTGGACTGTTGTCCAATTCAAAAAACCCTGTTGACGCCTAGTAATACTAGGCATGTGATTCTCAGTAATGCTAGGCAAATGCTAGCACAGTGAGGACCGCATGACACCAAAGAACTTTGAGTTCCAGCCGGGCGCTATCCTGCACGACGCAATCGTCGGCACGTTCCGGGCGCATGGCCGCAGCTTCGAGGCCTGGTGCAAGGAAAACGATGTCCTGCCATCGAACGCGCGCAACGCAACCTTCGGGCAGTCGCGCGGGCCGAAAGGGCGGGCGCTGCTGGCCCGGTTGATCGAGGCGGCAGGGCCGGAGTTTCTGCGCTTGGCCTATGCCAGGCGCATCGCCGAATACGCCGACACAGTGAAAAAAGGTGCCGCATGAAGAATATTGTGCCTGCCTGTCTGCCGGTGGCGGCGGACAGTGACTCTCCCCTGATCGCGGCCGCGCGGGCAGCGTTCGGGGCGCTGAGCGATGCCCAGAGGATGGCCTTTGTGACCGAGACGGTCAGGGACATCCGCGACATCCACTGCCGGCTGCAACTGGGGCGGCTGATCCGGGTCGCCGAGGCGACGGCGACGGAGCTTGCCCGCGAGGCGATGATGCGGGGGAAGCTGTGATGGGCCGTCTTGCCAGCGTCTTTGGCGATCTGGTGGCGGTGGCCATCCTGTTCCTGATCGCGGGTTTCGGGGGCGAGCCGATCGCCTGGGTGGCGTCATGGCTGTGACGGATGCGGCCTTGGCGTTCGATGCGCTGACGATCGACATGTCGCGGCTGGTCGGGATTATGCACCTGTTGCATTCGGACGCCGCTCAGGAATGGACGTCCGAGCAGATCTACACCTTCGGGGAGCTGATGAACACCGCGCTGGCCGATGCCGTCGAGGCATGGACCGATCTGGTGGCCGATCTTGGCGCGGTCGAAGCGATGCGCGCGGCCCTTGTTGCCCGCAGCCCTGCGGCGCGGGCGATGCAATGAGCGGGCTGCATGTGCGACGGTACGAGGTGCGCCGGAACCTGCATGCGGTGTTTCGGGACGAGACGCGCGTGTCGGGCTGGCAGCCGATCGAACTGGTGCAAGGCGTCCTTGACCGGATGCTCAGGCGCGAGTCGGGCCGGATGCGCAGGCGCAAGTGCCTGTGCTGCCCTGCCGTATTCATGAGCGAGGGGCCGCACAACCGGCTGTGCAAGCATCACCGGGCGAGCATCGGCGGCCTTGGCCGCCAGATGGCAGGGTGAGGCGATGCACGCGGCTGGATTGCATTCCCCAAGGCTGCAGCGGGTGCTGCGCCTGCTGTCCGATGGCAGGCCGCATACGACGCGGGACGTGGTGCAGGAAGCCGATGTGATGGCCGTCAATGCCTGCGTGGCCGAGCTGCGGAGCCACGGGGCCGACATCCTGTGCACCCGCCAGCATGTCGATGGGAAACGACGCTTTTTCTACACCATGACCAAGGGGCCGGACCTGAAATGACCGTCAAGAAGCTGCCGACATTCACCGCGCTGCCGGTGGCGGAGATCACGGTGCCGGAGAACCGCCTGCGCCCGATCAGCGAGGCCAAGGTGACCGCCCTGATGCAGGTGATCGAGGCGGGCGTGTTCCTGGGGGCCATCACCGTGCGCAGGGTTGGCACGGAGAATTTGCTGATCGACGGGGCGCACCGGCTGGAGGCGATGACGCGGCTGGGCCGCGACACGATTGCGGTGGATGTGCTGGAGTGTACCGCCGCCGAGGCGCGGCAGTTGGAGATCACCGGCAACCTGACCGCCGGGATGACGCCAATTCAGGATGCGATTTTCCTGGGCGTGTATCAGGCCGAGTATGAAAAGCTGCACCCGGAGACGAAGCGCGGGGTGGCGGGCGGGCTTGCGCGGCAAGGGCAGCAACGCGCGAATATTCCCTTTGCTGAACTGATCGCAGAGAGCCGCCAGATCACACAAAGTCAGGTGCGCAAGATCGTTGCCGCCGGGCGCGCCCTGACGGTGGCAGAGCGGGCGGCGTTGCAGGCGGTGCCGCACCGGATCGCCATCAGCGAGATCGAAAAGCTGGGCAAGATCAGCGAAGACGGGCAGCGCGCCCGTGCCGTAGGGTCACTGCTGGCGGGCAAGCGGGTGGCGGATGCGCTGCGCGCGGAAAAGGCCGGGGCGAAGGATGCTGAAGCCGCCGATGACGCCAAGGTTGAAGCGGCCTTCAAGGCGCTTTCAACGGCCTGGAACCGTGCGCCGATGGCGGCGCGCCGCCGCTTTGTGGACGGCATCCGTGCCGGGATCGACGCCCTGCTGGACGGGGGTGACGCAGAATGACCGCCCGCCTGACCCCTGACCGCGAATGGTGGACCACGGCAGAGATTGCCGAGGCGGGCCTGCCCGATCTGCCGGACACGCGGCGGGGGGCCGACAAGCTGGCAGAGCGCGAGAACTGGCGCGGGCAGCCAAGCTTTGCGCGGCGGCGGGCGGGCAAGGGCGGCGGGTGGGAATACAGCTGGCGTCTGTTCCCCAGCCGGGCGCAGCGCAGGCTGCTGATGGCGGTTGCCGCCCCGGCCGGCCCGACGCAGCGCCCCGAGGGGACAAAGCGGGAAGAGCAATGGGCATGGTTCGAAGCGCTGCCCTAAACCGTGCAGGACAGGGCGCGCGCCCGCCTGCTGGTGATCCAGCAGGTCGAGGCGATGGACCCGGTGCTGGGCCGCTATTTGGCCGTGCACACCGTGGCCAAGGCCAGCGGCGACGGCGCGCGCACGATCTGGAACTGGTTTTTGATGATCGAAGGCGTGGCCGCGCACGACCGGCTGGCCTTCCTTGCCCCGCGCAACCGGGCGGCGGCACCCCGGAACCGGGCGAAGGACTGTGAGCCCGCGTTCTTTGACCTGATCAAGTCCGACCATCTGCGGCCCGAGGCCCCGCCGTTCACCGATTGTTTCCGCCGCGCCGCCCGCGTGGCCGCGCAGCAGGGCTGGGCCGTGCTGCCCGAGTGGACGATGCGGCGGCGGCTGGATGCGGCTGTGTCCGAGGCGACGCAGCTGCTGGCACGCAAGGGGATCGATGCGGTCAAGCGCCGCTACCTGCCGCAGGTGCGCGACAAGACCGCGCTGGTGGCGATGGAGGCGGTGAACGCCGACTTCCACAAGTTCGACGTGTTCGTGCGCTGGCCTGCCCCCAAGGGGGAAGCGCCTGCGATCCTGCGCCCGCAGATGGTGGCGTTCCAGGACATTCATTCGGGCCGGATCGTGGCCTGGCGGGTGGATGTGACCCCGAACAGCACCGCCGTGCTGCTGGCGGCGGGCGACATGATCGAGACCTGGGGCATCCCCGAGCGGGTGGTCATGGACAACGGGCGCGAGTTTGCCGCCAAGGCGCTTTCCGGCGGGGTGTCCACCCGGTTCCGGTTCAAGGTCAAGGAAGATGACATTCCGGGGCTGTTCGTGTCGCTGGGCTGCCAGGTCCACTGGGCCACGCCCTACAGCGGGCAGTCCAAGCCCATCGAGCGGGCCTTCCGCGACATGTGTTCCAGCATATCCAAGGACCCGCGCTTTGCCGGGGCCTATACCGGCAACCGCCCCGATGCGAAGCCGGAAAACTACAGGTCCACCGCCATTGAACTGGACCGGTTTCTGGAGGTGCTGGCCGAAGGGATCGAAGAGCATAACACCCGGCAGGGGCGGCGGTCGGAAGTGGCCTGGGGCCGGTCTTTTGCCGAGGTGTTCGACGAAAGCTACGGGGCCGCGCCGGTCAGGAAGGCGACCGAGGCGCAGCGGCGGCTGTGGCTGCTGGGGGCCCAAGGGCTGCGCGCCGACAGCAAGACCGGGGCCGTCTGGTTCCAGGGCAACGAGTTCTGGCAGCCCTGGATGGGCGACATTGCCGGGCAGCGGGTGATCGCGCGGTTTGACCCGGCGGCATTCTGGGATGGCTTGCACATCTACGGGGCGGACAACGCCTATCTGGGGCATGCGCCGGTGCGGCAGAAGGCCGGGTTCTTCGACATGGACGAGGCGCGCGCCCATGCCCGCGCCCGGCGCGACTGGATGACTGCCGAAAAGAAGGCGCTGGAGGCGCACCGCCGGTTCACCACCCGCGAGATCGGGACGATGCTGGACGATGCCGCCCCGCCCGCCGCGCCGGTGGCCGAGGCGAAAGTGGTGCGGGCCGTCTTTGGCAAGGCCGCAGATCTGCGGGCTGTCCCGCCGCGCGAGGAGACCGCGTTCGACCGCGAGGTGGAAAACGTGGTCAGGGCATCGTTCGAACCGAAGCCCGCCGATCCCGATGATGATGCCTGGGCAGCGTTCCGGCGGGTGCAGGAGATTGACGCCCGCGTGGCGCGCGGCGAGCCGGTCAGCCCCGATCAGGTGCGCTGGGCGGAAGGGTTCAAGGGCACATCGAAATACAAGGGCCAGCGGGCAGCGTGGGACCTGTTCGGGGACGAAGCCTTTGCAAGTGGATAAGCCGCCGGGGTTGCAGCCCCGACGGCCCGGAAGAAACAGGTAACGGAAAACAGGCGGATAATGACACAGGCACCAAGACTGATCAACTCTGTGGCCCATCTTTCCAACGTGACAGCCTTTGTCGGGCTGGTGGAACGGGTCAGAAACCGCGCCTATGGCCTGCCGGGGCTGGGCGTGTTCTACGGCTTTTCCGGCTTTGGCAAGTCGACGGCGGCGACCTAAAGCGCCACCCATTTCCGCGCCTATAACGTCGCGGTCAAATCGACCTGGACGGCGAAGAAGCTGTGTCTGGCGTTCCTGACCGACCTGGGCATTCACCCGGCCAAGACGGTGGCCGACATGGTGGATCAGGTGGCCGAGCATCTGGCGCGCAACGACCGCCCGCTGATCATCGACGAGGCCGACCATCTGGTGGCGCGCCGCCTGATCGAGGTGGTGCGCGACATCTACGAAAGTTCGGGTGCTGCCATCATTCTGGTTGGCGAAGAGCGGTTGCCGCAGAACCTGCAGCAGTGGGAACGGGTGCATGGCCGTGTGCTGGACTGGGTTGCAGCCCAGCCCGCATCGGCTGCCGACGTGGCCAAGCTGGTGGAGTTGCATTCGCCGGACGTGCCGTTTGACGCGGAGTTCCAGGCGGCGATCCTGACCGCCTGCAACGGGTCGACGCGGCGGGTCTGCATCAATCTGGAGACGATGCGGATGGTCGCGCTGGAAAACGGCTGGGACCGGCTGACGGTTGCCCGCTGGGGCAAGCGGGCGTTCTTTAACGGGGCAGCGCCCGCGCCGCGCCGCATGGTGAACCCATGACCATCAGCCCCGAAACCAGAGCCGCGCAGAACGCGGCGATTTGGGCCGTGGCCCTGCGGCTGGGCGAGTTCAGCTATGCCAGCCTTGCCGCCGAATGCCGCATTCCCATCGAACGGTCCACCCTGCTGGTGCGGGGCTGGGTGCGGATGCGGCTGGCCGAGTTCGACCATGTCATCGGGCGCGGCCGGCATGTGTTCAGGCTGCTGCCGGCGGCGGGGGAAGTGACACTGCCCGCCAATCTGACGGTGGCAGAGCCGCGGGCCAGTGCCGAGGAAAACCTGTGGCGCACGGCCGGAACGCTGGGGAGCTTTGGCGCGCGCGATCTTGCCTTTCATGCCGCCACGCCCGGCGTGGAGGTGACCGAAGAGATGGCGGCGCGTTTCTGCCAGGTGCTGCTGAAGGGCGGCTATCTGAAGGTCGAGAAGAAGGCGGCATTCCGGCGGGCCGGAAAGTCTGTCATCCGCACACCCGCAAAGTACCGGCTGATCCGCAAGACGGGGCCGCTGCCCCCGGTGGAACGCCGTGTGGTGGCCGTCTGGGACGGCAATCTGGGCCAGTATACCTATGTCTCGGGGGCCGAAGCATGAAGCCCACCATAGATTACAGCGCCCTGGTGGCTGAATTCTGGGGCGCGGATGTGCCAGACTGGGTGGCCGTTCTGGCGGCAGAGTGCCAGCGGTCCAGTCAGACCGCCGTGGCGAAGCGTCTGGAAGTGTCGCTGACCATGGTGAACCAGACGCTGCGGCAGAAGTATCCGGGCGACCTGCGCCGCATCGAGGACCTGGTGCGCGGGCATTACATGGCCGCTGTTATGGACTGCCCGGCCAAGGGGCAGATCGCCGCCAATGTGTGCCGCATGTGGCGCGACCGGTCGCAGCACTTCGTCCCAGTCAATCATGAACGCGTGCTGATGTTCCGGGCCTGCCAGAGCTGCGGCCTGTTTCGCAAGGAGGACCCGAAATGAGCGAGAGGAAGATCAGGCGCAGCCGGAAAGCCGACATCCTGGCGCTTGCCGCAGAGGGCGTGCCGCCGCGTGAGATCGTGAAGCGTCTCGGCATCCCCAGCGGTACGGTTCACGGGCACCTCTGGAGGGCGCGGCGCGACGGGACCTTGAAGATCACTTTCAGGCGCGGGGGGTCTTTCCGGGGGCGCGAGCAGGGATCGACGATCGTCGTCATGCCCCGGGCCGTTGCCGATCTCATCAGGCCGGTGGCCGAGGCGCGCGGTCTGACCGTTGCCGAGCTGGCCAACGCCGTTCTGGCCATCGTGGCCGTGGACGGGCTTTTCGACGCCGTCCTGGACGATGACGGCGAACAGACGGAGGCCGGCGATGACTGCGCCGCGTGATGCGCGGACGGGGCGCGAACCCCGCCGCTGGACCGAAGACGAGATGATCAGCCTCGCCGCCTCGGGGGTCGCCAAGGTCGACCTGCTTGGCGAGCGCGGCACCACGCTCTGCTCGATGGACGAGATCGCCGCGATGGCGGCGGTCCTTGCCGCATCCGGCATCCTGCCCCCGCCGCACAAGCGGGTCTTTCCCCCAGCCTATCGTGAAGGAGACCAGACATGACCATATTGCCCCATCCGGCGGACTTCGTGCCCGACGGCAAGACCGTGATCGGCGAGACCGAGTACATGGGCGACGGCAAGGGCGGCCTCACGCCCGTTGACCTGATCAAGCCGCAGCACCTGCTCGAGGACCAGACGGTGCGCAAGATCGTGGGCTTTGCTGCCGCGCTGTCGGCGCAGGTCGCCCGCTTCAAGGAGCATACCTTCGATGACCTCGGCGCCTTCGAGGCGCTGTTGGCCGAGGAATACGGCACCAAGGTCGGCGGCCAGAAGGGGAACAAGACCCTGCAGTCGGTCGACGGGCTGTTCAGGGTGCAGGTGCAGGTCGCCGATCACATCGACTTCGGGCCCGAGCTGCAGGTGGCCAAGGGGCTGGTCGACGAGTGCCTGAACGAATAGGCCGCCGATGCCCGGGCCGAGATCAGGGCCATCGTCACCCGCGCCTTCAACACCGACAAGGCCGGCCAGATCAACCGGTCGGAGATCTTCATGCTCTTGCGGCTGGACATCGCGGATGACCGCTGGACGCGGGCCATGCAGGCGATCCGCGATGCGATGCGGATCGTCGGGTCCAAGACCTACATCCGCTGCTACCGGCGAGAGCGGTTCGATGCGCCCTGGCAGTCCATTTCCATCGATCTGGCGAGGGCGTGACCATGAAGATCGCACTGAAAGCACATGACATCGCGGCCGCGCTGGACGCCGAGGAGCTGATGGTGCTGCTGGGCATTCTGGCAACCTGCCCGGGCCGCCAGAACCTGATCGACGCTGTCGCTGCCCGGCATAACGGGGGCGACTACCACCGGGCTGTCGCGCCCTTCCTGCGCGATCTGGCCCAGGCGCTGGAGGCCGTCGAGGCGCGCGGTGACGCGGTCGACGCGGCGGGGAGGGTGGCGTGATGCATGTCACCACCGAACTCAAGGTCCGGGCGCTGAAGCGCGAGATCGCGATGCGCCGGGCCGTCTATCCCGCCCGGATCAGGCGCGGCGACATGCGCCGATCCGAGGCCGAGCGCGAAATCGCCGTGATGGAGGCGATCCTGGCCGATTACGAGCCGCGCGAACCACAGCGGGAAGTCGCGTGATGGCCGCTTTACGCGCGCTTCAGAAGACAGTTCACGTCGCCTGCCGCGAGCTGGGGATTGACGCCGAGACGCGGCGCGATCTGCAGGTGCTGGTCACCGGCAAGGCCAGCACGACCGAGATGACGCAGGCGGACCTGACCAAACTGGTGCAGGCGCTGAAGGATCGGGGCTTTGTCCCCGGCGGCGGGGCAAAGGCAAAGCGGCCAGCGGCCAGCCGGGGCGATGTGCGCTTTGCCCATGTGCTGTGGGGCAAGCTGTTCCAGGCCGGGGCGGTGGACAGGGCCGGGGCGGCGGGGCTGACCGCCTTCATCCGTGCCCGGTTCGAGAAAAGCTGGGGCGCGGCACCCATCGACATCGATGCGATGCGCGACGGACAGCAGATTGCCACGGTGATCGAGGCGCTGAAGGCGATGTGCGCCCGCGCGGGCATCGACCTGGGGGCGCGGCCATGAAGCGCGCCCCGGTGCATGTCACCGATCACGCCGTGCTGCGCTATCTGCAGCGGCTGCACGGGCTGGATATCGAGGCGGTGCGGGCCGAGATTGCCACCAAAGTCTGGCGCGCGGCGCTGGCCGGGGCATCGGGTCTGCAGCATGACGGGCTGATCTACCGGCTGAAGGACGGGGTGGTGGTGACCGTGGCCCCGCTGTCGCACGAGCCTTTGCCGGGGAGGACCAATGAGGCAGACGATGATGACGGTCTACCCCGCACCGCCCGCCTGACGCGGCGCGAACGGGCGCGGCTGAAAGGTTTCAAGACCCGCACGCTGCACCCAAGCCGTTCCGCGCCGAACCTGCCGCCCGTCGTGCTGGCGCGGGTGATGGCCGGGGACGGGGACGGCGACGATCCGGCATGAGCCAGCCCTGGCCTTTTGACGGGCTGATGCCCATGCGCTATGGCGCGATCCTGGCGGACCCGCCCTGGGCCTATGCCATGCGGTCGCCCAAGGGGTATGAAAAAAGCCCCGAGTCGCATTACGGCACCATGTCGGCCGAGGCGATCAAGGCGCTGCCGGTGGGTCATCTGGCCGGGCCGGATTGCCTGCTGTTCCTGTGGTCGACCTTTCCGCACCTGCCGCTGGCGCTGGAGGTGATGGCGGCGTGGGGGTTCACCTACAAGACCGGGGGTTCCTGGATCAAGCGGGGCACCGGCGGCGGGCTGGCCTTTGGCACCGGATACATCCTGCGCTCTGCGTCCGAGGTGTTCCTAATCGGCACCATCGGCGCGCCCGCCTACCGGTCTCGGTCGGTGCGCAATGTGATCGACGCTGTGCGCCGCGAACACAGCCGCAAGCCCGACGAGGCGCGGGCGATGATCGACCGGCTGCTGCCGGATGTGGAGGCCTGTGAGCTGTTTGCGCGGGAGCCGTGGGTGGGGCGCGATGTCTGGGGCAACCAGACGGACAAATTCGCGGGCATGGCATGACCCTGTTTCGCGGTCTGGCCGCACAGATCGAAGAGGCAATCGGGCGCGAGGCGACCATTGCGCTGCTGGGCCGCTGGGGCGGCTGCCAGATTGCCCTGCCGGTCAAGGCCGAAGGATCAGCACTGGCGGGGGTGATCGGCGTGGATGCCGCAGCGGCGCTGATCCGGGCCTTCGGTCACGGCAAGATCACGCTGCCCTGCGCCGATGCGCGGGGGATGAAGCGGCGGCGGGCCCAGGCGATTGCCATGCTGCGCGCAGGCCGGTCGCTGCAGGAGGTGGCGCTGGCCTGTGATCTGCACACGCGCACCGTGTCCTTGTACCGGGCCGATATCGAGGCCGAGGCCGGAGCGGCCCAGATGAAGCTGCCCCTTTGACAGCGGGCGTTCCGGTCTGCCACAGTAGGCAGGCACCCTGACCGGCGCGGCACCGGGCCACCCCCGAAAGCTTTCAAGGTCACATCCGCCCCCGCGATTTGCCAAGGTCATCCGGTATCCACCGGAGATTGATCATGCGCATATCTAAGCCGGGCCTTGCCATGCTTGAAGCCGAAGAGGGCGTGGTGTTGCGCGCCTATCGGTGCCCGGCCGGGGTCTGGACCATCGGGGCCGGGCTGACCGCCGCGTCGGGCGTGGTGACGCCGCACGCGGGCATGGTGATCACGCGGGCCGGGGCATCGGCGCTTTTGGAAGCGGCGCTGCAGAAAAACTACGAGCCAGCCGTTGCCCGCGCAATGCAGCCCGGCCATCCGGTGCAGCACGAGTTTGACGCCAGTGTCATGTTCCATTTCAACACCGGGGCCATCGGCCAGGCCAGCTGGGTCAAGGCCTGGATCGCGGACAATGCCGGTGCCGCCCGCAAGGGGCTTGCCGCCTGGAACAAGGGTGGCGGCAAGGTGCTGCCCGGTCTTGTCAAGCGCCGCGCGCGGGAGGCGGACCTGATGCTGAAGGGCGTTTACATCCCCGTTAAAGCGCCCCCCGCTGCCGTAATGGCGACCGGTTCGGCCCGCATCGCCCTGCCGCTGTCTGCCGAAGAGTTCAGCGCGGCGCGCGTGGCGCTGGCCGGACTTGGCTATGCCGTGAGCACCGATTCCATCCGGATCACCGCGCAGGCGGTGCGGGCGTTCCAGCGCGACCATAAACTGACGGTGGACGGCATCCTTGGCCGCGCCACCCTGTCCACCCTGCAGCGGCGGCTGGATGCGCGCCGCAGGACCGCAGTCGCAGCCCCCGCCGTGGGGGTCAGCACCGCAGGGGCGGCAACCGGGCAGACTGACGCGCTGGCAAGCCTGCCCTGGGCCGGGGCCGCCCTTCTGGGGCTGGCGCTGATCTGGGCCGCGATGCTGGCCATCACCTATCGCGATGTCATTGCCGCCGCCGTGCAGCGCCCGCTGCCGCGTCTGGCGCGTTTTCTGGGGAGCTTCTGATGTCTGCCCTGATTGCCCTTGCCGCCCAGGTGGGCGCGCCGTTTGTCGAAAAGGTCCTGTCGCAGAAGCTTGGCAAGGCCGGTGGCGCGCTGGCCACCGAGGTTGTGCGCACCATCGCCGACCAGGCCGGGGTTCCGCCCGAGGCGCTGGAAGGCCTTGCCGCCGAGCATCCCGATGTCGTGCGCCAGGCGATCACCGACACCGAGGCCCTGGCCCCGGAGATCATCGCGCTGCACACGGCAGAGCTTGATGCCAGGCAGGCAATCTTTGAACTGGAAAAGACCGAGCCGGCCTGGGTGCGCGCCTGGCGGCCCTTGGGCATGTACGGCCTGGGCGTGCTGTGGTTCTGGAACGTGATCGTCCTGCACCTGGCCAATGCCGTCTGGAAGATCGCCCTGCCGCCGATGCCGTTCGAGCATCTGATGGGGATCAGCGCGCTTTACATGGGCCTTTACATGGGCGGGCACACGATCAAGGACGTGGCCGGAAAGTTGATCGGCAAATGAGCGGCGGCGATATGCTGAACATCAGCCCGCTGGTCGCCTTGGTGGTGGCGCTGAACATGCTGCTGACCTTCGCCCTGACAATCTGGAACCTGATGGCCTCGGGCAGCCGGGCGAATGCGAAGCGGCTGGATGCGCATGCCGATCAGCTGCACCAGCACGCGGCCCGGATCAGCACCGTGGAACAGCCTCAGGGGTCGCTGCCATCGATCAATGATTTGCATCAGCTTGAACTGGCGATGGCGGGGCTCAAGGGCGAACTCGCCAGGATGAGCCAGGTCATGACGGGCAATGCCGCGATCATGGAGCGGCTGGAAAACGTGGTCGCGCGGCATGACGCGCATCTTCTGGAGGCGTCCAAGCGATGAGCGATTATGGCGATCTGGTGCGCAAACACCGCCGTCTGGCGATCCTCAAGCACCTCGAGGCCTGCGCGGAATACACCAGCAACGGGTCGATCCTGCAGTCGGTGCTGATCGGGGTGGGCGTGCCATCGACCCGCGATCAGGTGATCACCGAACTGGCTTGGCTGCGCGAGCAGGGCTTTGTCGCGTATGAGGACCGGGCAGAGTTCATCGTGGTGACCGCCACGGCGCGCGGCTGCGAACTGGCGCGCGGGCTGGCCACGCATCCGGACGTGCAGCGCCCCGGCCCGAGGCGCTGATCATGCCCGCCCCCCGCAAGGTTGATCTGCTGCCGCCCGAGCTGAAGCGCTGGCTGGAAGCGGAGCTGCGCACGCGCGGCTTTGCCGGGTACGAGGCGCTGGCCGAAAGCCTGAACTGGAAGCTGGAGGAAGAGGGCCTGGAGCTGCGCATCCAGAAGTCCGCGCTGCACAGCTTTGGGGCCGAGTATGCCGAGTTCGTGAAGGTGCAGGAAGCCGCCAGCGCCTGGGCCACCGAATGGATGACCGAGGCCGGGATCGGCGAAGAGGCCAAGCGCCACAACGTGCTGTTCCAGATGATGACCGCCCTGGCCTTCAAGGTGATGCAGGCCGAGATGATCAAGGACGCGAAAGAGATCGACCCGAAGAGCCTGCATTTCATCGGGCGGATGATGAAGGACATCATGGCATCGTCCGGCATCCGCGAGCAGCTGGCGGCGGCAGAGCGCAAGGCGCAGGCGGCGAAGCTGGACCAGGCGGTGGAGGCGGGCGAGGTGACCGAAGACTTCCGCGCCGAGGCGCGGCGCATCATGGGGTTTGCGTGATGGCGGCGCTGGGGACCAAGCTGCGCACATTGGAAGGCGGGCGGGTGGCGTTCTGGTGCCCCGGCTGTTTCCGGGCGCATCAGATCACGGTGAGCCGCGAAGCCGCCCCGGACGGGCCGTGCTGGGGCTTTGACGGGAATGTGGAGCGACCGACCTTCACGCCGTCCATCTTTGTCAATCGGCCCGGCCCGTCCTTCAACCCCGGCGCACCATTCTGCCACAGCTTTGTAACCAACGGGCGCATCCTGTTTCTGCAGGACTGCACGCACCAAATGGCCGGGCAGACGGTCGATCTGCCCGACTGGCCAGATGGGGGGACATGATGGCAACCCCGG